CTCAAAAAGAGAATCTATAGGATTATCAACATGTAACCAATTTAGTTTACTAGGGCTTAGGTTGGCAATGGTGTTCTTTTCATGTACACCCTTGAAAATTATGTGACTACCTTCAAAGAATGAATAAATAGAGGTAACTGTTGAATCACAATTCACTAGCGTTTTGTTGAGTAATGTTTTGAATTTAGACTGACCAACCTCATTTTTTAGCCGAGTGACATTCAAGTCTGATATTAGCCCAAGACCCTTTTGTTTGATCAAACAAGTATAATCTTTTATAGTCAACAACTGTGGTCTTCCATCCTCTAGTGTCAATGAGTCGATAATTAAACATGCTGATTTTACAAATGTCGACAGTCTTAATGTTATCTCAGCACGAGAGGACCTTGAATAAGCTAATGCAAAGTTTGACCTATAGTACATAGACTTCATCCACAATAATAAATCATCACGAGTTTTGGGCTTGATAAGATTATAAGCCTTATGATTATTCCAAAAGTCTTGTGCATCATCAAATGGTATGTCAATTGAGCCTCTTATCTTCTTAATTAATTTATTTTCCTGATCGAACACATATGTTGGATGGTATAGCCTTAAAGGATCCTCTGGGGAAACCTCCAATTTATACGGATTATTAACATTGTCAAAGTATTCTGCAGCAAACAATTGTTCAATTGATTTTGCAGCTGGACCCTTTACATAGTTATATAATCTGTAATTATTGACATCACCTTGGCACAGTAATTGGAACAGAGGATGAGTATCAGGCAGTCCAAACAATTCCACTGGATTATTGAATGCCTCAGTGTTTGTATAAAGATTATTAACTGCATGGGAATTTAGTGAATATGACCTATAAACGTTATAATAGTGCGCTCTTTGCATGAAATAAGCACTACAGAATGGCAAACCTACTCTAACTGCTTCACCAACACGTGAGCTTGCAGTGTCCACATCATCCCTGTAACCTGTACAACCAGTGTTCATTCCAACTTCCTTTGTTTTCTTTATGTGAGGATATGTCATATGCCCATTGAAGCTGCATAGTGAAATGAACTCCATCAGGAATTTTTGTGTGTTAGTTTTCTTTACACTATCATTGAACCCATGGCACTTCATAATCATCCTATGCAATATTCTGAAATTTTCTAGTTCTTCTACTGAATCTGTTAGGATCATCAATATGTAATCATCCGAATGTTCTAGATGGTCCATATAAAGCTTACTGTTTGGATAAATCTTCTTCCATAGCTTATATGTGTACGCAGTTGATGCCACAGCTTTAAATGAAGATGAATAGTTCCACATACCTTGCAAAAAGTTCTGTGTGCTGTTAATCTTTATTTGCTTATTCTCAAGATATTTTGTTCTTTCTGTTATGAGCATTGTCTTGTCAAGCAAACTTTGAGGCACATTTATGGATTTTTTAGCCCAACATGATATCACATCTTTTGAGTAGGTGCAGAATTCGCTTGGCATATGAGTTTTCATACCATGAACTAGAGAAGTGAAACATTCCATAGTTTCTGCCGCAGACCATTTTGTGCAGTCACCATTCACGAAGTACAGTTCCTGGT